GATCCCTCATTGCTGATGAAGCAAAAATGATGCCCATGTTAGAAAACATGCAGGCTACTATCAGGCAACTCAAAGCCAAACAACAATTTCGTTTAGCACTATTAAATCAGCTACTAGAATCTGTAGACGATACCGCTAAATAATTCATGAACAATTAATTAGGAGAAACAAATGAATATTAAAGAATTCGCGGCTAAACCCAAACTAATAGAACTTAAAATCACAGACCCTGCATTACTAGAAAAATATGGTGAAGAAATTACTTTCTTTACATATGATGTTGTGGGTATGTCAACTTACTTTGATTTTTTTGATGCTAGACAAAAAGGTCAATTTGATAATTTAGGTAAGATGATGAAACAAATGATTTTAGATGACAAAGGCAAACCCGCTCTTGCAGAAGACGAAGACTTACCCATTGATATTGCTGCCGCGGCAGTAAATCTATTAGGAGAAGTATTGGGAAAGTCACAGAGCAAGACATCGACCCAAAAGAGTGGAAGACAGCGAAAATGATCACGATAGGTCGAATGGCAGAAAGATATGGCATGTTACCTAGCCAAGTAGTTATGAATGCCACGACCTATGATTTAATGATCAGCGATGTTCTTGCTACCTTTGACAAATACGAAGAATCTAAAGCAAAGGGTAAAGGTGTAGCAGATCCTAAAGTGTTTAATTTTACACAAGACGAATTACAAAACATGCTTAAAAAGGATTAAACATATGAGTAAAATCAACAAAAGATTAAACAAAGTATTAGCAACATTAGATGACAAAGAGTTAACTAAAGTTGCATACAAAAAATTTGTTGAAGTTACTCCTGTCGATAAAGGTAATGCAAGACGCAATACAAAGAAACAAGGTAATGAAATCGTTGCAAATTATCCATATGCAACAAGATTAGAAGAAGGATACAGCAAGCAAGCACCGCAAGGTATGTCAGAACCAACGATAGAATATATTCAAGAATATGTTTTTCAAAAGACCGGAGTTAGAATCTAATGGCAACTATTGATGTTTACAAAATAAAAATCGAGGTCGATGGCGATCAAGATATCAAGAAGGTACAACAAAATATAGATGAGTTATCTACAACATTAGGTAACGCAGGTAAAGCCATTGCAGGGTTTGGTCTGGCAGCTACGGCTGCATTTGCTGGATTAGCCACTTCTGCTGTACAATTAGCAGACGAATTAGTAGACGTAGCAGAAGGTTTAGGTTTAACTGTAGGTAGAGTATATCAAGTTGGTTTGGCTGCTGAAAGATCAGGTGGACAATTTGAAAGTGCTGGTAAGATGCTACAAAAACTTGCATTGTCGATTGATATGGCAGCCAAAGGCTCACAAGACATGCAAGATGATTTTGCCAAAGCAGGCGTATCACTTCAGGACTTAGCTACCTTATCAGATGAAGCATTGTTCGATAAAGTTGTGCAGGGCATTGCTAATATGGGTTCTAGTGCAGATTCTACTGCTGTTGCTATGAAACTATTAGGTAAATCAGCCGCTACTATCAAATTTGATACATTTGTTAATGAATTTAAATTATCAGCCGCAGAGGCTGCCGAAGCAGAAAAAGCAATGTATCTAACTGCTGATGCAGTAGGTGCATTAGAGATTGTATTTAGAAGATTTCAGATTGCCGCATTACAAGTATTAACTCCTATACTAAAACAAGTAAGAGAGTTAAAAATAGATACTGATACAGTAGCAACTGCATTCCAAACGTTAGGTACTATTATTGCAGCCGCTATAGGAGCTACAGTAGCCGCACGTATAGTAACTATTATAACCGCAGTAGTTCAATTAACCAAAGCATTAAGAGCAGCCGCAGTAGCAGGCGCAATCTTGCAAGGTGTAACAGGTATTGGATTAGCCAAAGTTATTGGTGGATTAGTAGGTGCAGGTGGCGCCATATACATGATGAATCAATTATTTGATGAGTCAGGTGAAAACGTCCAAGCAATGACAGGCGAAATTGAGAAGGCTGCTGATGCTGAAGGTAAAATTGTAAAGGCAAGAGAAATACAAGCAGGTCAAGATCAAATTGCCTTAAAAACAGCACAAGAAAAAACTAATCAATTAAGATTACAAATTGATCAAGCAAATAAATTACGCCAGCAAACTATTAGTTTGATAGGTGTAGAGGCTAATTACGCTAATTTACAAAAAGCTAATTTGCAGGCTGAAATAGAAGCCGAAAAGCAGATTGGTGATTTACAAGCCCTTATTAATCAAGAATTAGCTAAAGGTACAACCACATCTGCCAAAATAGTACAACAATATCAATTACAACAAGATGTAATCAGAAATAATTTATCTTTAATTAAAGAATTAAATCAAGAAGAATATTTTAGATTACAAGTACAAAAAAATCTAGCTACCCTTACTGATAGCATTGCCGCTAAAACTGAACAAATGGGAAAACGAGCTATAGATGCTAATGAAGAACAATTAATGGAAAAATTAATTCTTGGTCAAATAACACAAGATCAATTAAATCGTGAACAAGAATTATTTACAGCAAAACAAAATAATGCAACTACGATGGCATTATTACAGCAAAAATTAGATGATGCGACCGCTGATAATGATGCCGAAGAAATCAGACGCATAAACGATTTAATGGACAGAGAAAAGATGAGATTTCGTGATGAAATGACTCATCTTAATACGAAACATGCTCATGCAGAATTATTACAGCAATCTGCCGTTGCAGGTGCAATCGCTGGTATGGAACAACTTAAAGCATCAATGGAACCATATCAATTGGCGCAAGATGCAATATTACAAACATGGGGTACTATTGGTTCTGCATTAGATAATTTTGTCGAAACAGGTAAATTTAAATTTAAAGATTTAGCAAAAAGTATTATACAAGATTTGACAAAGATGATATTAAAAGCAATGATATTCAAATATATCTTTGAACCAATAATGGGCAGTCTTGGCTTATCTATTCCTGGAAGAGCAAATGGTGGACCTGTTGGTGCAGGAGAAGCATATATGGTAGGTGAGCGAGGTCCAGAATTGTTTGTACCAAAACAAGCAGGATCAATTATACCAAATAATAAACTTGGTGCCGCATCAGCAGGACCCGGTGTTGTAAATGCACCAGTAACAAACAATTATATTACAAATCAAATTAGTGCAGTTGATGCTAAGTCAGTTGCACAACTGTTTGCAGAAAACAGAAAAACATTATTAGGTACAGTGCAAATGGCACAAAAAGAAATGCCATATTCTATGGCTTAATAAATTAAAGGAGAAAACAAATGAGAATAGCAAGTGAAAAACAAGTACCACAAACAGGCGTATTAAATGTTGCAAGTCTAGGAGCAATATCTTTAACATGGGGACATATGTTAGGATTAGTCTCTATTTGGCTTTTGCCGTTAACTGTATTATTATACGTAATTGGCTATGGCTCAGAACTACGCAATGTAACAGAATTAAATTCATTTAAAAAATAATTAGGATATTGCAATGGCAGGATTACAAACAATTATTGACAATTGTAATGCTATAGAGATTGATAGACGAAAAGTTATTGGCATTCAATTTACTAGAAACGAAGTTGCAAGAACTTCAGAAACCCCAACCTATCAACCATGGCGTATCAATTTAACTATGCCCGGTCGTTTTAGATATAATGAAGCACGTGCTTTAATGGAAGCACTAGACACATTAGACAGAAACGTGCCAGAAACAGTCACGTTTGGCAACAATAGTTGTTTGTCATGGATATTCAGATATCAAGGAACGATGTCGTCTGCACAGATTTCTAGTATAACAGTGCAAAGTTTTGTAGGTAGTACACTAACATTAACTAATTTACCTTCGGCGCCATCAACAAGAATATTGTTTGAGCCAAATGATTTGATTCAGATTGGCAATAATCCATATCCATTTACTGTTCAATCACAAGTATTGAGAGGAGTAGGAGCAACTGTACAAGTTACTACACACAGACCAAATATTTTAACTACAAGTGTTGTAGGTAATGGCATTACAGTTGGTAATTCATGCGAATTTAAATTATTTTGTCCTAATATGCCAATATATAAATTAGTGCCAGGTGGATATCAAAAACAAAGCGGTGTTACTTTAGGTAATGCATTAATTGAATTTTCTGATGACTTTAAATTATATGAATGGGTAGCAACGGCTTAAGATTATGACACAAAACATACCAGAAGTACAAGATACAGGTGCAATCAAATCAGCAGAGTTTGTTAAATTAACAATCTTTAACGATTATACTGCAAATACGACTGCAAACATTGTAATCGATAATACCTATCAAATTTATACTTCAGGAAACACTGATTGGACTGCACTTGGTGCAACTAGCAATACAGTTGGCACACAATTTACTGCAAATGCTAATGGTACTACTGGCACAGGTACTGCATATGATATTAGTATCCATACTTTTAGTAGTGCATACAAAAACGAAACTATTGACGGTGATGTTTTTCTTGCATTAGGTGGTTTATTACAAGTAGGTGCACAAAACAGAGACTTGCGTGTTACTGCCGGTGATACAATTATTTCATTATCTGGTATTGATACAAATAATATCTTTGTTGTGCTTGATAGCAAGATCAGAGGTAGTGAAGTTGAAGTATGGCGTGGCTTTTATGATGACAATAATGAATTAGCCAATACATATTTAAGATTTACAGGTATCATAACAAGTTATGGTATCACAGAAGAACGTGAAGGTCAAAACGACAACTTTACAGTAGCAGTAGCAGCCAGCAGTTATAAAACTGTGTTATCTAATCGCATTGCAGGAAGAAAAACAAACGAAGAAAGTTGGAAAGTATTCAATCCAGCTGATACATCAATGGATCGTGTGTATGCTATCTCTGGCGTAGACTTTGACTTTGGTCAAGAGCCAAAGAATCAAGCCTATTATGGTGGAGGTGGTGGAGGCCCCGGCAATCCAAATGATGGTGGCAGAAGGCAACGAAATTAATTATGAAAATACGTGAAGCAAATAAATTTGATATCAATTACATATTAGATATGCTTAGGGATTTTCGTAATGAAACTCCTATCGATCTAATGCGTGAATGCGACAATGAAGATTATGTAAACAGTATTTTTAATCATATTTTGTTAGGCGGCGGCATTTTGTATATTGCTGAGAAAGATGAACCTATTGGTATGATTGCAGGAATCAAGAATCAAAGTATTTGGGATCCAGAACTTAAGTTTTTGCAAGAGTTAGTGTTTTGGGTAGAACCAGAACACAGAAATAGTTCAGCAGGCTATCGTTTGATACAAGCATATAATAAAAAAGCACAAGAATTAGTAGACGAAGATAAGATTAAAATGTATACGATAACAAAAATGGCTACATCACCTGATCTTAATTTTGAAAGATTTGGTTATCGTAAGTCTGAAGAAGTTTGGGTAGGAGGCATCTAAATGGCAGTCTTTACAGCAATATCTGCATTAGTAACTGCAATAGGTACAGCAATAGGTTTAGCTGGTACTGCCCTTACAGTTTTTACTGCTGTTGGTTCTGTATTATTATCAGTAGGTATATCAGCATTAGTTGCAAAACGAATGCAACCAGACCTCGGTGCCGGATTAGGTGCAGGTCAAGGAGGAGGACGTATACAATTACCACCTGCAACAGATAATAAGATTCCTGTTGTTTATGGTTCTGGTTATGTAAGCGGACCTGTTATTGATGCAAAATTATCTACAGATCAGCAATACATGTGGTATGTTGTTGCACTTGCAGAAGTTAGTGATGATCAAGGTGGCGGTGGCGGATCATATACCTTTGATACTAGCAACATCTATTATGATGGAAAAAAGGTCCAATTTGGTGCAAATGGTACTGTTACTGGTTTAATCAATAACACAACACCTGCTACTATCGACACAAAAGTAAGTGGTAAGATTAAGATTTGGTTGTTTACAGATGGATCAAGTTCTGGTGTAAACACAGGTGGACAAACTGCTATTCAAATATTAAGTGATGCATCTACAGGTGGCGGTATACCAAGTGGACAAAGATGGACTGCTACAGATGTAATGACTAACTGTGCATTTGCTATTGTGCGTGTAGAATATAATACAGATGCAGGTACAACAAGTTTGGGTGCATTGCAATGTAGAATGACAAGCACACTTACAAAGCCAGGTGATGTAATATTAGACTATCTATTGAATAATAGATATGGTTGTGCTGTTCCATTATCACGTATTGATACTGCATCTTTGACTGCATTAAATGTATACTCTGATGAAACAATCGATTATGGTACAGGTACACAATCACGATACCGTATTGATGGACCTATCGCAACTAATATTAGTTGTTTAGAAAATCTACAAATTTTAGTAGACTCTGCTGATTCTTGGTTACAATATAATGAACTAAGTGCAAAGTGGAGTGTTGTAATCAATCAAAGTTATACAGATTACACTACAATCAATAATTTGTTCTTAGTTGATTCTAGCAATCTTATAGGGGGCATAAATGTTGCTCCTATTAACTTAAATGAAACTTTCAATCAAATGGAAGTTGCATACCCTAACCAATATATTAGAGATCAGATTGATTATCAAGTAATTGAGTTAGAAGATTATCAAGTAGGCGTTATGTCGCCTAACGAAGCAGTCAATAAGCTAGATATAGACTTCCCTGTTATTAATAACTCAGTACAGGCGCTCTATGTAGGCGTGAGGAGACTTTTACAGAGTAGAGAAGATTTAACTGTTACATTTAAATTAGACTATTCTGGTATTCAGATCGAAGCAGGTGATGTAATACGTATCAAACAAGAAGTATATGGTTGGGACGTACTTAACTCTAATTATGGTAAATTGTTTAGAGTTGCTACAGTAGCAGAAGAAAAATATCTTGATGGATCATTGGGCGTATCTATTACTGCATTTGAATACAACGATACAATTTACGAAGATAGAGCATTATTAGACTTTCAACCTGATCCAAATACTGGATTGCAAGACCCTAACTTAATCACACAGCCTGAGCCACCCGATCTATGGCTAAACGCAGATGGCAGTATAGCGTATCTAAGTGTAACTGGTATTGTACCAAACACAGGTCTTGTTAATTACTTAGATTTTCAATATGGTACAGATGCAAATGCAGAATTGCATTCATTTTATACTAGTGCATATAATGCAGATGGTTCACCATTAACAGGTGATTTAGATGCAGCCAATATTTCTATAGGTCAAGAATATAGAATCACAACTTTAGGCAACAGTTCGTTTGAAACATTTGGCGCAAATTTAGTTAACTTATCAAATCAACCCAATTATACAGGTTTCTTAACTGTAGGTAAAGAATATATTATTTCTACTTCAGGTAACACTGATTGGGTAAGTGCTGGAGCGTCATCAACTGCTGTAGGTACTATTTTTGTTCCTAATGATGATGTATTAGCAACAGGCAATGGTCAAGCAATAGAAACTAGATTTATTGCGAATAGCAGTGGTTCAGGTAATGGTACAGTAAACACTGTTTACACAATTACAATGACAGACTTACCAGAAAACACATATTATTGGTCTGTTAAAGCACGTAATGATCAAGTGGGTGTTAATAGTAATTCTGCAGGTCCTGTACAATGGTTAGGACCTAATATTACAGACTATAGTTCAACTGTTTATTGTAATGTTGAAGATGCAGGTAATGCTTATCCTAATCTTGATGTTTTAACAATAACAACAGGAACATTTGATCCAATGCCATGTTTAGGTGGTAATGTAACTCTTGTTAGTTCGGCTGCTGGTCTAATAGATACAGACACTTATGTAGTAGAAAATATTTCTAATACCTTAGTTCGTTTAAATCAACCTATAGTTGGTTTCACACTTTTAGATGCGTGTATAAACATTACATGTTTGAATCCAGATAATGGTAATCCAGCTGGAGGTGTTAATGGCAATACTATACAAGATGGTACTATTGATTTTGATAAACTTGATCCAACTATATCAGTTGGTGAATTTATTGCAGATGAAGCATGGCAAGTTTCAAGAGGCGGTAGTATTCTTACTCCTCCTGTATTATATGCAACAAATGCCCCTTCTTATGTAAGACCCACAACTACACCAATATCTTCTACAAAATATTATCCTTTTTGGCAAGGAACTTCTAGTACAACAGATGGTTACCTAGCAAATAGTACTGCATCACTTCAACCAGCTTTAGCAACAAACGCTATTATAGTTACAGGAGATAATGATTGGTATGCATTATTAGAAATTTTAGTTCCAGGCGGTTATTCACCCCAGACAGAAGGATTTGCGATAGAAGGTACATTTCAATTTGTTGCTTCTTCAGATTGCAAATTCCAATTAACACCTTTTACTACGTTTCAGAATGCTACATCAGATTTTGTTCTAAATGATCAATTTCATACTACATATGACTTAATAGCAAATGAACCATTAATAATTAATTTAAATGACGCATATTCTGGATATAATAGTTTGTTCGTTTCGGGTTATTCTGTTGGTTATTTATGGAGAGCATTAGATGCTGTTGATGTATATTGTATCTATGGCTCCGGGACGGCACTAAAAATTAAACTTTAATTTTGAATTGAGAATATAACATGAACACACAAAGAAGAAAACTTTCATTTACTGTCCCTACTAAACCTTATGCAGAAGTAGTAGGTACAGATAGGGCTATTGAATCGTATAACAGACTTTTAACTTTACCTAAAAATTCTACAATTGATAGACAAATAGCTGGTTTAAAAGAACAACTTGTGAAACTAAATGTTATCACAAATGATCATGAAGGACCAATACAGACCTAACCTGTGTTTTTCATGTAAAGCATAAATATATTATTATAGGAATACAACAATGAGTTTATTATTATCAGGCGCTAAGACGATGACATTTGCAGGCACAGAAATGCAGTGCTTGGAAATTTATACAGGCGAAGCATATACAATCGATCTTCAATTTACTGATTCAAGCGGTAATGCGGCTAATGCTACAGGATGGTCATTAGATACTTCTGCAAAATTTTATGAAGTAGACAATGTTGGATATGATGCACTTACGCCTGATCTAGTTACATTAGGTAACATTACACTTTATGATCCAGTACCAACCGCAAACGCATATTCTAATTTGACTGCGGCATTAACAACCCCTGCAAGCGGCATTGGATATTTGTTTATTCCTCCAGAGATCGCAGATGGTTCAGGTTCACCTAACCCAACTCCTGTTCCCCCATTAAATCAAGGTAAAGCAACACCTGAAAGTATTTTAGTTATTGTTACGTTGGGAGTAACAAGACCAAACGCAACAAGTTCACAAGATGATTATCAAAAAACACCGTTAGGATTCATAGTTAGGTATCAATAATGGCAGAACTCAACGCTAATATTGTAGTTGAACCAATAACATTAACTGTCACAGATACTACACAAAGTTTAGATGTTACTGTCGATTCTACTAATTTAAATATTTACACATCAACGGGTGTATCTAGACCTGCAGGTAATGTTGGTGAATTACAATATCATGCTGGAGGCAATATCTTTGGCGCTATTGCAAATAGCAATGTAGATGCTGGTGGCAACTTAGTATTCACTAATCTTTCTAATGTTAAGATTAATGGTGGAAATAACGCATATTATTTGCAAACAGATGGTACAGGCAATCTTACATGGGCAGCTGGAGCAACACCAACAGGTAATGGAGTACCTTCAGGTGCAAACACACAAATCCAGTTAAGTGATGGTTCTGGTGGATTTGATTCTGGTGTAGGCTTTACATTTGATAATGTATCCAATGTTTTAGATGTTCCTGGAAATGTAGTTTCGACTGGTTTGTTTATTGGTGATGCAGGTGGATTATCTAATATAGTAGGTGGTAATGTAGTAGGCGTTGTTCCTTCAGCTTCACTTGCTCTATTTGCAACAACAGCAAATGCAGTAGCAGGTGCAAATGTATCTGGTGAAGTAGCATTTGCCGCAACAGCAAACGCAGTTGCTGGTGCTAATGTTTCTGGAGAAGTAGGCTTTGCTAATGTAGCAAATAATGTAGCAGCCGCAAATGTTTCTGGTCAAGTAGCAAACGCATTAGTAGCAGGTACAGTATACACAGCAACACAACCCAATATTACAAGTGTAGGCACACTAACATCATTAACTGTGTCTGGTTCTACTACAGTCGAAGATATAACTTTAAACAGTACAGGTAGCGTTCAAGAAATCATTGAAAAGGTTACTGCTAATGCAACTGGTGCTACAGGTATTATTGATTTTGATTTATTAGATGGCGCATTACGATTACAAACTGCTAATGCAACAGCAAACTTTGGATTGAATTTTAGAGGAGATGGTAGTACTACATTAGGCTCAGTGTTATCAACTAATGAAAGTATGACTTGTACTTTTATCAATAAAAACGGAGCCACCGCATATATCCCTACTTCTGTTTATATCGATTCTGTTACATACACACCATTGTGGTCTGGTGTAGGTGGACCAGGCAGTGGTACTCCTAATGGTTCAGACATGTATACTTTTAATATTATTAAAACTTCGGCAGCACCAACTTATCAAATATATGCTTCACGAATTGGGTACATCTAATGCCCATAACAGCAAGTTTAGGTGCATTAACATATAGCAAAGCTGTCAATAATGTTGATGTAGAATATTGGTTCATACAACCCAATAATATAGTTACTAGTAATTTTAGTTTTTTATATTTTGATTCTTCTACCAATGGAATCAATTTAACTTCTTATGGCACCGGCAGTTATGCTAACTATCAATACGTACACAGATTAGCTGGTTCTTTAAATCCAATCATTGAGTATTCTAAAGGTTATTTTCATAGCAACGGACAAGATATAGAATGCGATAATCAGTTTTATGTTGATGGTACTGATCTTATAGTACCGGGTAAAATTGGTTTATTACACCCAAGTGGATTTCCACAGTTATATGTAGATTACGGGCTTAAATTAACATTAGCAATGTCTACAGGTGCAAGTTCTAGCCCATTAGCGGTTTTACCTAGAGCGACCCCAGCTAGTGGCAACTATGATTTACGTTTAAATTTTAGACAATATGCTAAAAGTTCAACTAATGAAGAATGGTATGCATTTAAATATTTTGATCTTGTAGGCGGTGTATGGAGATGCGGTATAAACAAAGATAATACATATGCCGTATATTTTGGTGTTTCTAATGGCCCTAATGAATTTTTTACTTCTGGCTTAAAATTAGATTCAAATGAAGATCCTATTATATTGTATTCTGCACATGATGACGGCACACATTATCCAAATAGTCAAGTTATTCTAAAGAAAATAGATAAGACGCCAACTGGAGGTACACCACCATTAGCCGCATTATGGTCATTAAGATTAAGTTTAACATCTAATAATCTAATTTCTAGCGATTTGCAATTAGATTCTAGTGATAATTCTTATTTTACTTTGTTTAATTCTACTACTGATGATGGATATCTTGTTAAAGCAAATTCAAGCGGTACGATACAATGGCAACAAAAGATTACAGACACAAAATTATATGGTTTAGTTTTAAAAAGCGATACTGAGATTTTTGTTATAGGTGTAACTACCGGAAATCGTTTATGGATAGCAGAATTTGATGATTCTGGTACTATACAATGGCAAAATGAAATGATAGGGGTAAATTCATTTTATAGTTCAACAACTGATCAGTCAGTAGCAAAAATAGATTATTATAATAATGATTTGTATATCGGTGGTTCTGGAGGTGGCATTTATTCAGATCAATGGTTCATAACTAAAGTACCCGATGATGGTAGCATTGTTGGTACAGGCGATTATACGTTTGGTGATGGAAGTATTATTACCTATCAAACTTCATCACAAACAGTTGGTGTAGGCTCATTAGCTACAGCTAATACATCATTTACATTGAATCATTTTGTAACTACAGATACTACACCAGTGCTTAGTACGTCAAATCCAACAACAAATAAAAGTATAGCGTTTCCTGCTGTATAATATCGTATAAATACAGAATAACGCCCTATAACTGCGAGAAAGCATGGTAGGGATATCAGCGAGCAAGCGAGGAGAAGACTATGGCGAAGTTCAGCCAAAACACACTCAATCAAGTTGCAGGCTTTGATGGACAGATCATTGCCCAAGAACTTGTTTATAATCAAAAAGACTTTTGGAATTTCTCTTGGGCAAGTGACATCACATACACAGGTGGATGGGTCACAGGATCTACGCCAGTAGATTTGACAGGAGCAACGATAGATGCACAAATTATTCGTAGAGGCATCACAAATTTTAGAGACAGCAGAACAGGATTAGATTTCACAATCGATGATTATCCTCTTGTGCCTAGAGTAGCAGAAGTAACTGCAAGTTCTAGTTCAACAAACTATTTTACTTGTGATTCAACTGACTTACTTTACTTAGATAAGCCTATTCAATTCACAGGCACAGTATTTGGTGGTGTTGCAATCAACACAACATACTATGTAAAAGAAATACCAACAGCAACAGAATTCTCAATCTCAGCAACTTCAGGTGGCTCAGTGTTTGCACTGAGTGATGCATCTGGCACAATGATTGCAAATACAATTGATCCTTCTCCCATCAATCTTTCAATCACTAATCGTGATGACAGTGCAGGTACATTCACAATGATTATTGATGATGATACTTGGGCTTTGATCGCTGGTGACCCAGACTTAGACATAAACGCAACTGACCCTGCTTGTTTTACAGGTAGATTAAAAATCAGTTTCCCAGCAGTTGGTACGCAACCCGAATATGACGAGGTTGTATTTTTATTATTCTTAGTAGCAAGCGATGGAGTTGTCAATTATGGCTAATCTTATAACAGTAAATTCAGGAACAGGTAACATCACTGTTACCACAAGCAGAGCAGTCATTGGTACTGTAGTAACAGCAAATACTGCAAACTACGCAAACTTTGCAGGCGAAGCTAACACAGCTAACAGTGCAACTACAGCAACTACTGCTAATACAGCAAACACTGCAAATGTTGCAAACACTGCAACTACAGCAGGTACAGTAACAACGAATGCACAACCAAATATTACAAGTGTTGGTACATTAGGTAATTTAGATGTATCTGGTACTATTGAAACACAAGATTTAGTAGTTACTGGCAATTTCTCAGTTGGTAACTTAGTTGCAAACAGTGCTAACTACGCAAACTTTGCTGGTGAAGCATTTTCAGTAGATGGCGCTAACGTCTCAGGCGAAGTTGCAGTTGCTAATGTAGTAAGCAATCCAACACAATCAAACATCACAGCAGTTGGTACGTTGGGGAACTTAGACGTATCTGGAACAATCACTGCTAACGTTATTCAAGCAAATACAATCGAAGCAAATCTTGCATTCACAAATGTAGATTACATCGATTTTGACACTGGTAATGGTTCGCCTGGTTTTCAAACAGGTAGAGTATATTGGGACAGCGCAAAAGGCACACTAGCTCTTGACATGAATGGTGGTGGCAACATCACACAACAAGTTGGTGAAGATCAGTATATCTATGTAAAAGCAAATGCTACTATCACAGCTGGTCAAGTTGCTATGTTCAATGGTGTACAAGGTGACACTATCTTGGCAGCTCCTGCTAACACAGCAAGCGCAGGTTTCTTACCACGTTACGTGATTGGTGTTGCTCCTGCAAACATTGCAAGTGGTAGCTTTGGTTACATTCAAAGTGTAGGTGAAATTTATAATCTACAGACTAACGCATTCTCAGCAGGTAGCATCTTATATCTACAAGCAAACAGCGCAGGTGCATTGACTGCAACAGAACCAACTGCACCTGATCCAAGTATCGTAGTTGCCGCTTGTTTAGTTCAATCAAATAATCCAAGTGCAACAAATGGTAAGATTCAAGTAAGACCAGATTTTGGTTATTACATGGATCAGTTACATGACGTAAGCAATGCAACGCCAAGCACAGGTGACGTATTAGTCTACAACGCAAGCAACGTATATGCACCAAGCAATACAGTACCATTAGCTAACTTAGCAACTTTTGCAACTACTGCGAACGCAGTAGCTGGAGCTAATGTATCAGGCGAAGTTGCATTCGCAAACGTTGCTAATAACGTTGCAGGTGGTAATGTTTCTGGTTCTGTAGCAAACGCAGTTTACGCAGATAGCGCAGGTAGTGCGCCACCAGCAGGATCTGATCAGCAAGTACAGTTTAATGACGGCGGCGCTTTGGGTGCTGATTCTGTCTTTACATACAACAAATCTATCCCTGCACTTTCAGTAGGTTTTGCTAACACTGGTGCAGTTTATACAAGCCAATTAGCAACTAACAAAACACTAACAACAAATACATTTGTATTCTCAACAACTGCTAATTTAAATAACGCAAGTGTTGATTACACAGTTTGGAAAGCAAACGTAACTGATACTAACTCTGGTGCTAATACAAAACTTATCGACATGATTGTTGATGGTAACTCAATGATGACATTGAGTAAAACAGGCGCACTAGAAGTCTCTGGTAACGTTACAGGAGACAATCTAAATGGCGTAAATGCTAACCTTACTGGTAATGTAGACGCAACTAATGTTCTTACAACATCTGGTAATATCTCTTATAATATTACACCATCACAAACTGACATTACTGGAGAAGGCTTAGATTGCACAACTACTATAGTTGGTTATGCAGATTATAGTACTTACCAATTTGGTACGTCTCACATGAACATGTTAGAAAACATGGATGACGGTACTGAATTCGCATACTTTGGTCGAATTAAAGAAGACTGGGGATTTGCTAAAAACGCAAATAATGATCAGGCTTCTGCAGGATACATCACATGGACTGTAAATGATATTCTTGATCCTAATACTTATCCAAATCAAAGTGTTATTGGAGGTACTTGGAGTGTTCAAATTCCTACACTTGGTTCAGATTATGAAAGCGGTGCATTTGATACAAGAACTTGGTCAGGTTTTGAAGTAGGTGGACAAGGTGGTCTAAACCTCACTGATGGTTCAGGCGGTATTGGAATACCAACATTTAACATTAACCATTATCAAGATGATGGTCTTCGTTTTAATAGACGTACAGGTAATGGTGCGGCTCGATCAGCAGTAGTTGCAGACGATTACTTAGGTGAACTCTCATGGCGAGGTGCGGTAGATGCAACTAGCTTCTTAGCAACAGTAACATCAAGTGATAGTGGTACTAATTTCTTTACTGCTGACGATGTTGGTGCTATGGACCCAAATATGGAAGTTCAATTCTTTGGCACAACATTTGGTGGTGTTTCTACTGGCGTAAGTTATTGGCTTTCTTATGTCGATTATGATACAAATGAATTTTCTATCTCAGATACACGATTTGGACCTGAACGTTCATTAACTACTGGTTCAGGTTCTATGGATATAGAACAAGTATCACTTCCATATAGTTCCCCTGCGAAATTTGGTGCAAAAGTTGATAGCAGTTTTACAGGTGCAGTAAACGATCCTTTACCAATCGGTCTAGAAATGATTGTTATTGACGATGCAGACAATCCAATAACACATTCATTCTATGCAAATGGTAACTCATCATTTAGTGGAGACGTAACTGCTACAAATATTAATGCAACTCAATTTGTTGTATTAGCAAATGACACAGTTGCAAACTTGACTTCAAATACTCCAGCTGTAGTTGGTGTTGCTGGAGCTATGATTGCAGTAAGCGATCAAGATTATCAACCTGCACATTGGAGCGTTACAGATAACGTTTGGAAGTATGTGAGCAATAGGGCTAATGTATAATGCCACAAATTCAACGCAACCTCGAAACAGACATAGCTGTGTTACAAACAGAATTTAAGAACTTAGACGCTAAGTTTGCTGAAATCAAAGAAGATGTCAACAAACTTGGTGTCAAGATCGATGATTACGCACACAGTACACAGACTTTGCTCAAAGAGTTTCAAAGTGAAAACCAAGAGCAACATGCTATCGTTGAACAAAAGATTCAAAGTTTAGAAAAATGGCGATGGATGTTGATGGGGGCAGGTATGGGGCTTGGTGCATTAGGCTATTCGGGTTTTGAAGCATTTTTTTAATTTTGATTTTGCAAGCATAAATAATTATGAGTGACTAGTCAAACACTACGTCATTTTTTAGCCATTTTGACATATTCCGTTACTATATAAAAAATCGGCTAGTCACTCTCTTTTTTACAAGTACATTTAGTAATTTCCTAATCTTAGTTACTGCCCCTTGTTCTGAGGGGCTTTTTTTTGCCACATTTGCAGATCAACAGGTTTTTCATCCAAATAAAAAGGACCTTTCGGTCCTTTTTAATGGCCTATATCCGGCCAGAGGCACGCCTCTTTTCTAGTATTAACATAATAACTCAATATATGTACACAATCAACTAAAAAGGGTAAAGTGGGGGAGATTTACTCCCCCGAGTTTATGTTAATACTAAGAAACTTGTTTTTTCTTTACGTATACCATAATATCAAAATTGTCTCGCATTCTGTGATATTGGTCAGTTAATATATAAACTTCTTGCTCGTCATATGCTTGTCTAACTGATCTTTTTAAGACATCTTGCATAAAAAGCAATTTGGCTTCTTCTTCTTTTTGATATTCTTTGGCTGCTTTAGAAGCCTTGTTATCAGCATAAGTGATTTTATGCACTTCATCATATCGCTCATCGATAACATCTAATAAATTGATGAATTTTGCATCATCTGTGATCATATCCATTAACATTTCTTGTTCTTGGATTGTTGCTTGCTTTGTCATATATATTTCCTTTTAGTTGATTACAGTCTTAATTGACTGTATAGATATATTACTAAAATACAAGCAAAATGTCAATAGGTTTGTTACCCAAAAAGGATGACCGTTAGTGCGTACACGGTCAACATACTCTGCTAGGCAGACTAAGACTTGGGTTTACTCGCTCTAAGCGTCTATCTTGGGGAATAATGAGACCGCTTGGACACCACTCTTAGGCACATGATAAATTGTAATGTATTTATACTTTAAAATATGCTAGACATACTTTAGTTAAGTCAGGTTAAAATAAAGCATGCCTAGCGTATAGCACATACTACCCCATGTAGCATCAGGTATGGTCACATCTTACTTTAAAAAAATAAATTAACCTGAAAGTGCTATTGTTGTATATTACGACCTAAGGTCGCTAAAAGCAACTATTTTGGGCAAATAACATGGCGCCCAAAAGATTTGCTTGTCAAGAAAAAATCGATTATTATTGTTTTTGTATAAATACTTTGTACGAGGAATATAACAATGGCTAACTTACAAGAACACATCGAACATCAAGAACGTTTGGCTCAACGTTTGCAATATCTTATCAACGTGGTAAATGCATTGCAAAATGAGGATCCACTGCGGCACAATCACACGATTAATTACTATCTGCGTGAATTGGAAAGTGCTAGGTTCGAAGCAGAACATCTTAATGATATTGTACAGCAAATCATTGATCGTGCAACTCGTTTACACAAACAATATGGAGAAAACAAATGAAATTTATATATCCAAAACCAAAAACAATAGGAACATTTAATGGTCGTAACCCAAACAAAAATACTATACCTGATTATAAATGGTTAAATGATCAAATTGGTTATGTTAGAGAGATGGGCGATATGATTAGTTATGGTCATGCACATGGTTATGTGCATCGTATACCTATGCCTTCTGATAGACTTAAAGAGGAAATTAGTTTGATGAATAGGTTAGAAATTGCTTTAGAAAATGCACTACAAAAAATAAAAGCAAAAAATGAACAATTTAAAGACGAATGCAAATTAGCAGAGTTATTAGAAAACCCCATTGAATGTCAAAAACTTATTGAAAAATTGGAGAAAACAAATGCCTAAACCTTTCAAAACAACTTACACGTTAGAAGACGTTACAACCAAGTTAGAAGACTTAATCAAAGCACGTGATGAAGCGTATGCAGTAGCAGACGGTAATTTAGTTGCACTATACGAAGAACAAATCGATGCAATCGTTAAGTTTTGTGAAACAAAATCATTTAAGAAAAAGTGGAATCTATGATCAAGTTATCTGTTCA